AAGTGGAGAACGAGCATGAACCTTGAAGCCTTACCAAAATATTACTCCCCAAAATCTCCCAAATTGAGCGATGAGGCACCGGCGACAGGCTCGGGTGGTTTAACGATTACGGATGTGATGGCTGCGCAGGGGATGGTGCAGTCGAAAGCACCGCTTGGATTTGCCTTATTCCTGGCAAAAGTTGGTGTTCAGGATCCTCAGTTTGCGATTGAAGGTCTGCTCAATTACGCGATGGCACTGGATAATCCGACATTGAATAAATTGAGTGAAGAAACCCGGTTACAGATCATCCCTTACCTTGTGAATTTTGCCTTTGCTGATTATTCCAGGTCTGCGGCAAGTAAGGCTCGCTGTGAGCATTGTGCTGGTACTGGATTTCATAATGTATTGCGCGAAGTGGTGAAACACTCCAGAAGCGGGGAATCTGTTATCAAGGAAGAGTGGGTGAAGGAACTATGTCAGCATTGTCATGGTAAGGGAGAAGTCAGCACAGCGTGTAGAGGGTGTAAGGGTAAAGGTATTGTCCTGGATGAAAAAAGGACCCGGCTTCATGGCACGCCTGTTTATAAGATTTGTGGGCGTTGCAATGGAAACCGGTTTAGCCGTTTACCAACCACACTGGCGCGGCATCATGTCCAGAAGCTGGTACCAGACCTGACGGATTATCAGTGGTACAAAGGATATGCAGATGTCATTGATAAACTGGTGACAAAGTGCTGGCAGGAAGAAGCATATGCTGAGGCGCAATTAAGAAAAGTGACGAGATAAATGATTTTCACCGAAGATAGCGACATGATTCTTGCATTTTTCAAAAAATCTGGTTAGGATTTTCCTAACGATGGGCTTTGTATGTCTGCCGTTAACGAAATCATAACAAACCTCGCTTCGGCGGGGTTTTTGCTTTTCTGGAGGTCAATAATGCAGGGCGAAAAGCAGCAGCCATATTTTTTTAACCCTGGTATGACTGTTGAACAGCTTGAAGACTGGCTGGAGCAGCAAAAGCTTCATCTAAGCCGCTATAACCGTCTGGTAAAAGAAAAAGCAGAGCTTGAAGAACGGCTCAGTGATATTTCTGTGGAAATTGAACGAATGTCTGCTGGTGGTTTTAACGGAAAGTTGAGTTTCCCTTGGGAGTCAAGTTCGCTTCTGAGAAATCATCAACAGGGTAGTATTTGACTGAAATAATAAACAGACTGTCATTAAGATCCCTTCCCCTCATATCTGAGAGGACCAACAGCAATTAAGAGGGGGCTAAATGTCCGATCCGATTTCCGGTACTGGGCTGGCTGGTGGTGCCCTGACGGGTGCCAGTGTTTATGGACTGCTGACCGGAACTGATTACGGCGTTGTATTTGGCGCATTTGCAGGGGCTGTATTCTACATAGCAACAGCAGCAGATCTGAGTGCATCGCGCCGACTGGCATATTTTATCGTGTCATATATTGCCGGGATTCTTTGCTCTGGGTTGGTTGGCTCCAAGCTGGCGAACTTGACCGGATACAGTGATAAACCTCTGGATGCTATTGGTGCCGTAATCGTCTCTGCTTTAGCCGTTAAAATCCTGACGTTCCTGAATAATCAGGATATCGGCTCGCTGGTGGCGCTCATAACGCGCCGGGGAGGTTCAGGTGGAGCTAAATGACCCGACAGCAACTATAAATGCGCTGTTATGTGCTTGTGTTGTTATTACTCTGATGTTTTATCGTCGTGGTGATTCGCGGCATCGTCCTTGGGTTTCACGTTTAGCCTGGCTGATTACTGTTACATACAGTGCTGTTCCGTTGGCCTATCTCTGTGGGATTTATCCTCATTCCTCATGGCCCATTATCGTGGCGAACACTATTTTTCTTTCCGTGCTGGTGGCCGTCAGAGGCAACGTTGCACGTCTGGTTGATCATCTGAGGCACTAATGAACCAACAATTATTTCAAAAGGCGGCTGGTATTAGCGCCGGGCTGGCTGCGCGCTGGTTTCCGCACATTGATGCGGCGATGAAGGAATTCGGCATTACAGCACCAGCGGATCAGGCAATGTTTATCGCTCAGGTAGGCCATGAGTCGATGGGGTTTAGCGCCGTAGTTGAAAATTTTAACTACACACCATCTGCGCTTGTGGCGACGTTCGGAAAGAGGATCACACAGCAGCAGGCTGATGTCCTTGGCAGAACATCCGGGCATGCAGCTCGTCAGGATGCTATTGCCAATCTGGTGTATAGCAACCGACTGGGTAACAAAGCACCAGGTGATGGCTGGAAATATCGTGGTAGAGGATTAATTCAAATCACTGGCCTCCATAATTATCGCATCTGTGGCGCGGCGCTGAAGTTAGATCTGGTGACTTCACCTGAACAACTGGAACAAGAGCTACAGGCGGCGCGCTCAGCTGCATGGTTCTACACCTCTAAATGCTGCATGATCTACGGTGCCGATATTAACCGTGTTACGCGCATCATTAACGGCGGTCTGAACGGTATTGAGGATCGTAAGGTCCGATACAACAAGGCGCGGGCGGCGCTGCTGGTATGAAGATGAGTTATTGGGCGCTCATTTTAACGTTTATTGCTTGTGTCGCTGGTGGTCTTGTCTGGTCAGCGAATCACTATCATGGAAAGTTTCTGGAGGAGCAGAAGCGTGCTGACGCTGCGGAACAGCGAGCTGATTCTACTGAGGCTATCACCGCGAATGTTCTGCGTACTATGGCAATAACGAACATCATTCAGGAGGCGAATCAACATGCAAAACAGCAGATCGCACTGGAGTCACAGAGAACCCAGGAAGATATCAAAGTGGCTGTTGCGGATGATGATTGTGCTTCACGTCCTGTGCCTGCTGCCGCTGCTGACCGGTTGCGGAAGTACGCGAACAGTTTACGTGAGCATTCCGAAGACTCCACTACCAGTCAGCTTGACTTCTGATACACCTGTACCGTTTATACCCAACCCACTGACGTATGGTGCAAGTCTTGATTTGAATGTAAGTTTGTTATCCGCGTTGGCTCAATGTAATAGGGATAAGTCAGATATCAGAATCATTGATAATCAAAATTGATGTATATATCGTCATGTAGATAACGAACAAGGTATTCCTCTGATACGTTTCGTTGAATACAGGTCATGGGTAGGCATTGCAATATCGCTTCGAAATTATCTGTGATAATGCTCTTAATTTTGAATGTATGTATTTGGGAAAAGAGATAAAGTAATAGTCTAATTAATGGAGATATCCACAAAACACAAAAGGGACTATTATGCGACCAGATCAATTTTTCTATCCAGATACTTTTACCTTTAATTCATCCACCTATTATGGTCAACGTGACTCATCTAAAGGTCGATTGTATATTCCTATTGAAAGTGACTTATGTCCATTTAATATCGGCGATATCATTGTGCAAAAAATGGTCGACAGGGAAAGACTATTTGAAGTGCTTGATTACGAGGTGCAAATTAGTCTCGAGGCTGGTTGCCCTGGCTACTCACATTTGGCGGTATTGATAGTGAGGGCATTGGATGTAAAAGAGAAGCCGAAGCAGATTACTACCCATTTGACGTTTAACGGTGCTATTAATGCTGGTGGTGATTTTCAAGCCGGTAATGACAATTCGATCACAAAGAATATAACCATTCAACAACTACATGATGCTATAGAGCATTGCAATGATCCAGAGGTTAAAAGCCTTTGGCAAAAGCTATTGGAAAATCCGACGTTTGCTTCAATTGCTTCAATATTGGCAAAAAGTGCTTTAGGACAGTAATTCATCAAGCCCCATTCAATATGGGGTTTTTATGCTTATTGCAAAGAGTTTTCTTCAATGCCACCACGAACCCCAAAAGCCTGCCGTGTTCGCGGGTGCCGCCATACCACCACTGACCCGTCAGGTTATTGCGAAAGCCACAAAAGCGAAGGCTGGAAGCAATACAAGCCAGGACAATCCCGTCATCAGCGCGGCTACGGTTCGAAGTGGGACGTTATCCGCGCGCGTGTGCTGAAACGTGACAAAGGTTTATGTCAGTTATGTCTGCGTGCCGGTGTGGTGCGTGAAGCGAAAACCGTTGACCACATCATCCCTAAAGCGCATGGCGGTACTGATGCCGACTGTAATCTGCAGAGTCTGTGCTGGCCGTGTCATAAGGCGAAGACGGCCCGTGAACGGTTGAAGTGATAATAATTCTCAACTTCCTGAGGGGAGGGGCGGGTCAAATCCCTGCGGCCTGACGTCTTCCGGACTGCCCGCCCCATCGTTTTTTTATACCCGCGAAAAATGAAATTTAACCAGGAGTGCCGCATATGGCTGGAACGGCGGGGCGTTCCGGGCGTCGCCCCAAGCCAACGGCGCGCAAGGCGCTGGCCGGAAACCCCGGCAAGCGAGCCCTGAATAAAGATGAACCTGTTTTTACGCCCATCAAAGGTGTTGAGCCACCGGAGTGGTTCGCAGAAGAAAATCTCCCTCTCGCCACGATCATGTGGCAACTGACAACCAAAGAACTCTGCGGTCAGGGCCTGTTGTGCGTGACTGACCTCGCGGTGCTTGAGCGGTGGTGCGTGGCCTATGAGTTCTGGCGACGTGCCGTGAAAAATATTGCCATACAGGGCAACACCATCACCGGTGCAATGGGCGGCAGGGTCAAAAATCCGGAGCTGACCGCCAAAAAAGAACAGGAGTCCGAGATGAGCAGCACGGGGGCAATGCTCGGACTCGACCCCAGCAGCCGCCAGCGTCTGATTGGCCTGGCGGGGCAGAAGAAAGCCACTAACCCGTTTCTGAAAATCATCGAGTCATGAGCCGGAAATCTTACCCCAACGTAAATGCTGCCAATCAGTATGCCCGTGATGTTGTGCGCGGAAAGATTGTGGCCTGCCAGTTTGTGATTCAGGCCTGCCAGCGCCATCTTGATGACCTGATGGCGGAAAAAAGTAAGTCGTTTCGTTACCGCTTCGACAAGGACCTGGCTGAACGGGCCGCCAAATTTATTCAGCTGTTGCCGCATACCAAGGGTGAGTGGGCATTCAAACGGATGCCCATCACGCTGGAGCCGTGGCAGCTCTTTGTGATCTGCTGTGCGTTTGGCTGGGTCAATAAAGGTACCCGGCTGCGCCGCTTCCGGGAGGTGTATACCGAAATCCCCCGTAAGAACGGCAAATCGGCAATCTCTGCCGGTGTCGCCCTGTATTGTTTTGCCTGTGATAACGAGTTTGGCGCGGAAGTGTATTCCGGTGCCACGACAGAGAAACAGGCGTGGGAAGTCTTTCGCCCGGCGCGACTGATGTGTAAACGCACACCCATGCTGACGGAAGCGTTCGGGATTGAGGTTAACGCCTCAAACATGAACCGTCCGGAGGATGGTGCGCGGTTTGAACCGCTGATCGGTAACCCCGGTGATGGTTCATCACCCCACTGTGCCGTGGTGGATGAATATCACGAGCACGCCACAGATGCGCTTTACACCACGATGCTTACCGGGATGGGGGCGCGACGTCAGCCACTGATGTGGGCTATCACTACCGCCGGGTACAACATTGAGGGGCCGTGCTACGACAAACGGCGGGAAGTCATCGAGATGCTCAACGGCTCGGTGCCTAACGATGAACTGTTCGGGATCATCTATACCGTTGATGAAGGTGACGACTGGACCGACCCGCAGGTGTTGGAAAAAGCCAATCCAAATATTGGCGTGTCGGTTTATCGCGAATTTTTGTTAAGTCAGCAGCAGCGTGCGAAAAATAACGCCCGTCTGGCAAACGTCTTTAAAACAAAACACCTCAATATCTGGGTGTCGGCGCGTTCGGCGTATTTCAACCTGGTGAGCTGGCAGAGCTGCGAGGATAAATCACTGACCCTTGAGCAGTTCGAGGGGCAGCCGTGCATTCTGGCCTTTGACCTGGCGCGTAAGCTGGATATGAACAGCATGGCGCGACTTTATACCCGCGAGATTGACGGTAAAACGCATTACTACAGTGTGGCCCCGCGTTTCTGGGTACCGTATGACACGGTGTACAGCGTCGAGAAAAATGAAG